GAGCAAGCCGTTCTACGTCGTGCTGAAGAACAGCCGCGCGCTGGGCATCGCGCGCCGCCTGGCCGACGGCAAGCTCGACGTGCTGCACGGCCCGTCGCTGTCGCAGGTGTTCGGCAACATTCGCGAGGATGTGCTGCCCGATTCCGGCGCCGAGCTGCAGCGCCAGATGCTCGACGCCATGCGCTACCTGCTTGTCAAGCAGTACCCGCCCGAGGCCTAACCATGACCAACGCCATCGACCGCAAGATCCTCGAAACGCTCGGCCTCCCATCGCAGAACTGCATGGGCTTCACCATGAACTTCCACCCATACGCACCGCCCACTGTGTCGGTCCGCTACTTCGTGGATGCAGCACAAGCGGAAGCGATCGCCAACGAGTTCAAAGAATACAAGCTGGTGCCCGCCGACCATGCCTGATCCCATCCGCGAACAACTCCTGGCTGCCATCACCACCGCCGTGGCCGGCGAGTACGGCATCCCGGCGCCCGAAGACGAGCGCGACCTGCCGGTGACCATCGTGCAGGACGGAGCCGACGAGGCCGGCGGCAGCTACGGCGTGGTGGCCTGGACGACGCCCGTCGCCATTGGCCGTGCCGCCGCGGCGGTGGACACTTCGGCGATGACGCCCACCGCCGCCCGCGCCGCGCTGCGCGCGCAGGCGCACGACATGCTTGCCGCGCTGTGGGTGGCGCTGGAGGTGGACGACACCTTTGGCGGGCTGGCCGACGGCTTCGACGCCGACGGGCAGAGCATCCAGACCGAGGTCGGGCAGTTCGTGTTTGCGGAGCTCGCGATTCGACTGCGCTGGCACCACGCGCGCGGCAAACCCGACCAGCTCGACGAGTAATCGTCATGAACGTTTTTTCACCCCGCAACTGAGGATCTTCCAACATGGGCAACCCCATCGTCCGCTACGAGGCCGGCCAAACGGCCTATCCCTTCGAGGCCCTGACCGACTCCGGCGACCATGCCGTGTTCGTGGCCTCGTTCTCTCCGATCTCCAACGCCGCCGGCAGCGAGCCGGTGGTGGCGCCCTATGGCCTGCTCACTGGCGGGGCGCTCACGCCGTCGGCCACCAACAACGTGGTCAACGTCGCCGCGCTGACCGCCAGCATGGCGGCCGTGTCGGGGGCCAGCAGCTCGGGCGTGATCTCCGTGGCGGGCACCACCGCCACGATTACCCGCCCGGCCACGGCTGTGGCCAAGGTGTGTTCGATCACTGTCGATAGCACCGGCGCGGTCGCGGTCGTGGCCGGCACCGATGGCGCCACCACCACCTTCAGCGAGACGCGCGGCGCCGCCGGTGGCCCGCCGCTGATCCCGGTGGGCAGCATCGAGATTGGCCAGGTGCGGGTGACGAGCAACACCGCCGCGGTGGTCACCAGCGCGCAGATCTACGCCGTGCCCGGCCTGCACGTGGAGCGCGCCGACTATCCGCCGGCCTCGATCGACTACGCCACCGGCGAGGTCACCTTTGCCGAGGCGCTGCCGCTGATCCACACCGGCTCGGTCGCCAAGAAGGTGTACTTCCGCGGGGCCGCGCCGCTGTTCGCGCCGATCCCGAAGACGAGCGGCTGGGTGCCGGCCGAGGCCACGTACTCGATCAACTCGACCGACACCTACGACGGGCCGGTCGGCTCGGCGTCGTCCTCGCTCGGCCAGGCGTCGTTCAACGCCATCCTGACCGACGGCATCACCGACGCATTCCTGGCGCAGTCGGGAAAGGATATCTGGGTGGAGTTCCGCCCCGACCGCGACAAGCTGATCCCGAAGCAGCTCACGCAGGGAATCCTGGGCATCGGCCGCACCTTTCCGGCCGGTGGTGGCAGCTTTACCGCGGGCTGCACCGTGACGCCGCGCGAGAAGACGCTGGATGTGAAGGCGTAAGGGGCCGCGCATGGCGATGGACCTGAACGCCTTCCTCGCCGCCGCGCTCGCTCCGCGCGAGCAGGCGGTGGAGGTGCCCGAGCTGGCCGCGTGGTTCGCCGAGGGCGAGCCGGCGGTGTGGACCGTGCGCGGCCTGAGCGCCGCCGAGCTGGGCCGGGCGAAGGAAGCCTGCGCGCGCGGGCTGGACAACATCCGTGCGCTGGTCGAAGCGATGGCCGGCGATGCCAACGGCGACAAGGCCGCCAGCATTCGCCGCGCCTTCGGCCTGAGCACGGACGATGTGCCCGAGGACGTGAGCCGGCGGATCGAGATGCTGGCCGCGGCGAGCGTGTCGCCGGCCATCGGGGCGGAGAACCGCGACGTGATCGTGAAGCTGGCCGAGAGCTTTCCGACCACGTTCTACCGGCTCTCGAACACCGTCGATGCGCTCACCGGGCAGGGGGCGGTCGAGGGAAAGCCGAAGCGCTCTGGAGCGAGCCCGGAGTAAGGGCTGCGGCCTATCTCTGCGCCGAGCGCGGGCGGTTTCTGTACGAGGCCCGGCCGGATCACTTTCCGGCCGGCTACCTGACGGATACAGAGATTGCCGTGTGGGGGCTGTTCTACAAGGAGCGCGCTGCGCGCTCCGCAACCAGGTAACGCCGCATGGCCGACGCGCAAAAGATAATCGAGCTGATCTTCCAGGGGGTCGACAAGACCGGCGCCGCCACGGCCGCGGCCGTGAAGAACCTGGATAGCTTCGGCGGGTCGCTGAAGGACGCGACCCAGCCGGTGGCGGACTTTACCGTCGCCGCGCTGAAGGTGGAGGCCGGCGTGCTGGCGGTGGGCGCGGCCTTTACGGTGTTCGCGGTCAAGTCGGCGGCGGACTTCGATGCGGCGTTCAGGCAGATCACGACGCTGTTCGATGCGACCGACGAGGACCTGGCCAGGTTCAAGGACAGCATCCTCGAGTACGCATCGGGGTCGTCGGCGTCGCTGGAGGAGATCACCAATTCACTGTCGGCGGCGATCGGCTCTGGCGTCGAGTACAGCAAGTCGCTCGACCTGATCGCGACCGCAGAGAAGCTGTCGGTGGCGACGCGCGCCGACCTGAAGGGCACCACCGAGGTGCTGGTGTCGACCCTCAACGCCTATGGGTTGAGCACGAGCGAGGCCGGCAGCGTGTCGGACAAGCTGTTCCAGATCATCAAGGACGGCAAGATCGAGATGACCGATCTGTCGGCCAGCCTGGCGAACATCACGCCCATCGCCGCGACGGCGGGCGTGTCGCTGGATGAGATCGGCGCGGGCATCGCCACCCTGACCGCGGCCGGTGTGCAGCCGTCGACGGCGATCGATGCGCTGCGCAGCGCGTTGAGCAACATCATCAAGCCGAGCGAGCAGGCGAAGAAGCTGGCCAACGAGCTGGGCATCGAGTTCGATGCAAACGCGCTCAAGAGCAAGGGCCTGGCCGGCGTGCTGGACGATGTGCAGAAGGCCACGGGCGGCAGCGCAGACAAGATGGCGATTCTGTTCGGCGATGTGCAGGGCTTGTCGGCGGTGATGACGCTGACGGGCTCGCAGGCCGACGCCTTTGCAGGCTCGCTGGGCTCGATGGGCAAGGCGGCCGGCGCGGTGGATGCTGCGTTCGCGAAGATGAACGGTTCGGTCGAGCAGTCGAGCGCGAAGGCGGTCAACGCGCTCAAGGCGTTGCTGGTCGAGATCGGCACGCCGCTGCTGGACGAGTTCGGCGGCATCGCGACGGCGATTGCCAAGGTCTTTGCCGCGGTGGCGGACAGCGTGAAGGACGGGGCGCTGTCGGGGCTGGTGGAGTACATCGAGAGCCTGGCCGGCGAGATCCAGAAGGCGTTCGAGCAGATCGCCACCAACTTGCCGGCGGCGCTGGCAAAGGCGGATCTCTCGGGCTTTACGAAGGGGCTCGACGCGGTCGTCGGCTCGGTGAAGGGGCTGTTCGATGGCTTCGACCTCGGCAGTGCGGATGGCTTGGCGCGTGCGATCGAGACGCTCGGGGCCGCCTTCCTGGGGCTGAGCAAGTACGCGGCTGGGGTGATCGAGAGCTTCGAGCCGATGTTCGATCTGCTGGTCGAGGTGGGCAAGGGCGCCGCGGGGGTCGATTCCAGCGTGTTTGCGCTGGCGGGCAACATCGGCGGCGTGGTGACGCAAGCCAACTTGCTTGCGGGCGGACTCACGGGACTGGTGCCGATGTTCGAGGGCCTGCTGGCCCTGCTGGTGGTGAAGCAGGGCGTGGGCCTGGTGGGCGCGATGGGTGCGCTGGCGACCGGGTCGGGCGCGCTGGCCACCGCGCTGGGCAGCGCCGGGCTGGTGGCCGCCGCAGGCGCCGCGGGCTATGCCGTGGGCACGGTGCTGAACGACGGCATCAACAAGGTGGTGAGCTCGGTAAGCGGCTCGGAGACCACGCTCGGCGCGTGGATCTACGACCTGGTCAATTCCGCGGGCGACGCCAAGGGCTTTGCGGTGACCGTGGATGGCCTGCGGATCTCGATCGAGGACCTGAACCAGGGGGTCGAGTCGGGCAAGTACGTGTGGGACGACGTGACCGGCGCATGGACCAGCGCGGTGAAGCAAGCCGACGTGCTCGCCGAGGGCCTGGATGGCGTGGCTGGCGCGGTGCGCAAGGTGAGCAAGGACGGGATCACCGAGTACGTCGACGCCATGGGCAACGTGGTGAAGTACACCGAGGATTCGGCCGGCGCGCTCCAGCGATGGAACGATGCGGTGCTGGCGGCCGGGGGCGTGCTGGATGAATCGACCAGCGGCGCGCAGTCGTTTGCCGAGGCAAACCGCGCGGTTTTCGACGCCACCACGGCCATCGTGCCGATTATCGACGAGGCGACCGGCAAGGTCGTCGGTTACGAGCAAAACCTGCTGGCCACCGGCAAGGCGCTCGACACCGTCGGCAAGAACACGGACGGAATCAAGAAGTCGGCCGAGGAGCTCGCGAAAGCCGAAGAGGCCGCGCAGAAGCTCAAGCTCGAGCTCGAGAAAATCGCCAGCAACGAGCGCATCAAGACGCTGGAATTCAGGGCGCAGATCGACGTGGCGCGCATCCAGGCCGATGCGCAGAAGGTGGTGGCGGCGTTCGATTCGATCAACGCCGGGATTCAATCCACCGGGGAGACGCTGAGTAGCCTGTGGGATTCGCTGGGCAGCGGTGACCTGTCGTTTTCGCAGATGTTCGCTCTGCAGCGCGAGCTCGACAAGGAGTCGCAGCGCCGCGATCAGGAGTTCAGGCTGCAGGAAGACCTGACCCGCAAGCAGATCGAGATGATGGATGCGCAAATCAACGCGCTGAACAACGGCGACGGCATGATCAAGATTTCCGGTGACGGGCTGCAACCGCACTTGGAGGCGTTTATGTGGGAGATCCTCAAGGCGATCCAAGTGCGCGTGAATGCCGACGGGCTGAAGATGCTGTTGGGGACCTGACATGCGAGCCGCGATTTCCAGCACGACTTATGATCCGGCCGGGCATGTCGAGCTCGACTGCCTTGCCGACACGACGCACGGCGAGACCGCGCGGCGTTTGAACCGCGTGGCCACGCTGGACGGTGGCGCGGTGTTCAACGATTTCGGGCAGAGCGAGGCCGACCGCACGATCGAACTGCGCTGGCGCCCGCGCAGCGCGGCCGGCGAGGCGCGCGTCGAG